CGCCAGGAGTTCGAGCGCGGCGGGTGGGAGCGTGTCGAATTGCTCTACGGCGCCCGTACCGATTGCATTCGCAAGTGGATCGCCATGACCGGCGCGCAGACCCGGCGGGCATTGCGGGCGGCGGGAAGCCTTGCGGGCGCAGGGGCGTAGGGCGAGGCTGTCATGACACCCAAGCAGGAAGCCTTCGTCCGGGAATACCTGATCGACCTGAATGCCACCGCAGCCTACAAGCGCGCTGGCTATCAGGCGAAAGGGAATGCGGCTGAGGTCGAGGCTCACCGCCTCCTAAGGAACCCTAAGGTGGCCGAATTTATCCAAGCGGCCATGAATGAACGCGCCAAGCGCACCGAGATTACCGCCGATTATGTGCTGTTTGGCATTAAGGAAGTGGCCGAGCGCTGCCTTGAGCGCGAGCCTGTCATGGTGGGCCGCGGCGAGGATCGCTCGCAGCTGATCGACGACCAAGGCCGATACGTGTTCCAGTTCGATGCCGCTGGTGCGAACAAGGCGTTCGAGCTTCTCGGCAAGCATCTCAAGCTCTTCACCGATAAGACCGAGATTAGCGGTCCGGGCGGCGGCCCGGTTAAGATCGACATGAGCAATCTGACACCGGAACAGTTGGCTGCCCTTGAGGCGCTGAATGCTGCTACAGCATGACCCTCGGCTGATTGCCGAAGAAGCAACACGCGAACTGTGCCGCCGGTCCCTCGCGGCCTTCGCACGGCGCGCATGGCCGATCCTCGAGCCCGCCACCCCGCTGAAATGGGGATGGGCTCTCGATGCCATGTGCGAACACCTCGAAGCGGTAAGCCGCGGTGAGATACTGCGCTTCCTCGCCAACGTGCCGCCGGGCTCCATGAAATCGCTGCTGACGGGGGTGATCTGGCCCGCATGGGAGTGGGGACCGCAAGCCCGGCCTGAGTTGCGCTATCTGGGCACCGCGCACAAGCAAGACCTCGCCGTGCGCGACAGCACCAAGTGCCGCCGGCTGATCCAGTCGGCATGGTATCAGCGCCTCTGGCCCGTCGCTATCGTGGGTGACCAAAATTCCAAGCTTAAATTCGAGAACGCAGCCACAGGCTTTCGAGAAGCCATGGCGTTCGCGGGCATGACGGGCTCGCGCGGTGACCGGGTGATCCTGGACGATCCGCACAGCGTCGACGATGCGAACAGCGTCACCAAGCTGGCGGGCGATATCCTGACATTCCGCGAAGCCCTGCCGTCGCGCGTCAACAATGACGAGAGCGCGATTGTGATCATCATGCAGCGCCTGCACGAAAAGGACGTTTCCGCGGTCGCGCTCGATCTGGGCTATGAGCACCTGTGCATCCCCATGCGATATGAAGACGGCCGATCGAAATGGGTGGTAGGCACCGGCGATCCGCGCACCGCCGAGGGCGAACTGATGTTCCCCGACCGATTCCCCGAGGCAACGGTGGCCGAACTGGAGAAGTCGCTCGGCGCCTATGCCACTGCCGGCCAGTTGCAGCAGCGCCCGGCCCCGCGCGAGGGCGGGCTGTTCAAGCCTGAGTGGTTCCAGCCCGTCGCCGCCTTGCCGTCCAACATCAAACGCACCGCGCGCGCATGGGATTTGGCAGCGACCGCGAAAGCCACGGGCAATGATCCCGACTTTACCGCGGGGGTGCGGATGTCCTGCACCGCTGATGGCGTGTTCATCATCGAGCATTGCAACCGCTTCCGGGGCTCGCCGATGGAGGTTGAAGCGCGGCTGATCCAGCAGACCGGCACGGACGGCACTGGCGTTACGGTTCGCTTGGCACAGGATCCCGGGCAGGCGGGCAAGGCGCAGGCTGAAATGCTGGTGCGCAAACTGGCGGGCTACACGGTGCGGGTCGAGCGGCCGACCGGTGACAAGGCCACTCGCGCCGCGCCGTTCGCGTCGCAGGCCGAGGCAGGCAATGTCCGCATTCTCGTGACCGGCGATCCGGCGCGCGACGCATGGGTGCAGCCGTTCCTTGACGAATTGGCGCTGTTCCCGGCGGTGTCGCATGATGACCAGGTCGACGCGGCGGCGGACGCTTTCTCGGAACTCGCCCTCGGTAGCACGCGATCCTACGATCTTCGCCGCGCACTGTAGCGGCGGTAACCTCACCCGCCATTCACCGCCAAACCGCGCTCTATGGGCGTTGTTCGATATATCTCCGACAGGCTGACGAACGCCCTCACCGGCGCTGGCTCGCGCCGCGATCCGCGCGTGCACAATGCCTATGTTCCGCGCATTCTGACACAAGTCGAGATTGCCGCCGCCTATTCCGGCTCCGGCCTGATGCGCAAGATTTGCAGCATCCCAGCGATGGACATGGTCCGCGAGTGGCGAACATGGGCGGGCGGCGACGACGATCAAACCGCCGCCGTGTTCGACGCCGAAAAGCGGTTCGGATTGCGGCAAAAGGTCAAACGGGCCGAGGTCATGCGCTCCCTCGGCGGCGGTGCCCTCATCATGGGCCTTCCCGGCGATCCGACGCAACCAGCACTGCCCAATGCCCCGCTCGCCTTCATCCATGTCGTCTCGCGCTGGCATCTCAGCTTCGAGCGGCTGAACAACGATGCGACCAGCGCGGGCTATGGCGAGCCAGAGATGTGGACGCTCACCACTGGCACCGGACAGCAGCGGCTGCACCCTTCCCGCGTGATTCCGTTCCGCGCCGACACCAGCGCCAGCCTCATCATCCCGGCAACGAGCGGCCTTGACGAATTCTGGGGCGAGAGCGTTGTGCAGCAGGTACTCGACGCCGTGCAGGACAGCGACACCGCCCGCGCCAGCTTTGCCGCCTTGATCCACAAGGCGCGCTTGCTGCGTATCGGCATTCCGAACCTCATCGACCTTGCTTCCGAACCTGACGGCGAAACCATCATCATGCAGCGTCTTGCGGTCATGTCGGCGGCTGAAAGCATCCACAACGCCACCGTGTTCGATTCCGGCGATCCGCAGAGCGGCAAGGGTGGCGAGGTCATTGAAGACGCGACCTACAATTTCGCAGGCGCCAAGGATATTCTCAACGCTTACGGCGAGTGGGTCGCATCGATCTCCGATATTCCCGCGACGCGCCTGCTGGGCCGCGCTCCCGAGGGCATGAATTCCAGCGGCGACAGTCAGCAGAAGGACTGGAATAAGCGCGTTCGGGCCATGCAGACGCTCGATCTTGGGCCTTGCCTCGACCGGCTCGATCCGCATTTGCTTGCGGCTGCTGGAGTTCCGGCCGCTAATGGGCTCATGAGCTACGATTTCGACCCGCTCGATACGCCGTCCGAAAAGGAGCGCGCCGACATATTCAAGGTCGAAATGGAGGCTGCGGAGAGGCTGCAGTTGACCGGCGCCGTGCCCGAGCAGGCGTTCAACCGCGGCTTGCAATCCCTCATGATCGAGCGCGGCTACTTGCCCGAGCTTGAACTGGCGCTGGCGGAATTGCCGGATGACGAGCGCTACGGGCTTTCGGTCGAAACAGCGGAAGGAGGTGATCAGGATCTCGATGGTAGGGCGGGCGCTGGCGGTGACCAAGCCGAATCAGACCCGCTCGACCTGGGCGATGCGGCCCCGCGACCGCTCTATGTCAGCCGCAAGTTGCTGAACGCCGCCGACCTCATTGCGTGGGCAAAGGCCAACGGCTTTGAGGCTACCCTGTCGGCCGCAGACATGCATGTGACCGTCCTCTATTCCAAGCAGCCCGTCGACCCCATGAAGATGGGCGAGACTTGGGTTGGGAATGACAAGGGCGAACTGCGCATCAAGCCCGGCGGGCCGCGCGCGCTGGAGCGCTTCGACGGCGGCGCGGTGGTGCTGCAATTTGCCAGCTGGGAACTGCAGTCCCGTCACGATCAGATGGTGCGGGAGGGCGCGAGCCACGATTACCCCGAATATTTGCCGCATGTGACCATCTCCTATGGCGCTGAGGGCTTGGACCTTGCGGCCATGCCGCCCTATTCGGGCGAGTTGCGGTTCGGGCCGGAGATTTTCGCGCCGATTGATGAGGATTGGAAGGCGAAGATCGAGGAGGTCTAGCCATGCGCATCGACCTCGCCGCCATGACCCGCAGGACGCGCAATCCGCGCCGCCGGGCAATCACCTTGCAGCCCATCAAGCTGCCTGCGACCCGCGCCACCGACCTCTACCGCGAGGCCTATGCGCCCATCATCGCGCTGTGGGCCAACGCGCTGCCGGCCATTATGGCCGAGTATGAGCGTTCGCTAGCTGCGCTTCAGTTGGATAGCGCCGCCACGCTCGAGACGCAGATCCAGACCAGCGCAACGCAGGCCGGAGCGTTCCTGCTGTCCGTGCGAACGCGGATCGAAGGGTGGGCGCGGCTTGCCGAGGCATGGCACCGCCTCCGCTGGCGGCGAACCGTGCTCTCCGGCACCGGGGTCGACCTCACCACACTCATTGGTCCGCAGGATGTGCGCGAGACACTGGATGCGGTCATTGCGAGGAATGTGGGCCTCGTGACCAGTGTCAGCGATGAGACGCGCCGCCGCATCGCAGATGCCGTGTTCCGCGGCTATCAGGCTCGCACGTCGACGCGCGATGTGGCCCGCCAGTTGCAGGAGGCTGTGGCGCTGGGAAGGAAGCGGGCGCTCAGGATTGCGGCTCACCAAAATGTGGTCCTCGCATCGCAGCTGAATGACGAACGCAGGCGGCAAGCTGGAATTACGGAATGGGTTTGGGTTCACAGTTCTAAGCGGCACCCGCGCGAGGATCACCTTTCCCGCGATGGCAAGCTTTACACAGACGATCCTTCGAAAGTCGGCCAAGAGTATGAGGGCAAGACGATATTGAAGGCACCGCCCACGAGGCCGGGTGAGGAAATCAACTGCGGCTGCACGAGTAAGGCGCGGTTGATTATCGACTGAAATCTGCTATGAAATTCGGGCCGCAATGGTGTTCCAGCACCACGCGGCCCTGACCAACACCGCATAGGAGTGCGATATGGCTACAGCCCGTTTATGTGATGCGCCGAATTGCGGCAAGCCTTCTCGTGGGCGCTACTGCGAGATGCATCGCGCTCGTCTTGCGCGCGGCGGTTCTCTTGAGCCGAGGCAGCCGAAAAAGAGCGTGTCCGAACTTCTTGGCGGCGCTTCCTCAATCGGCGATTGGGCCATTTTGACCGAGGGCGAGCCGTATCGTCGGCCCACGCTAGACGGCTCGCCACACCCTGACGGGGTTCAGCGCACGGCGCGATGCCAGTGTGTTTGCGGTGTGGTGCGAGACATTCCGATCCACACGTTAAAGCGGGGAAGCAGCAAGCATTGCGGATGCAAAGTTTCGGCGCTGATAACCGAAATGAAGACGACCCACGGCAAGTGCTATACCCCTGAATATCGCAGCTGGGCGAAACTCAAGGAGCGGTGCTTGAACCCAAATTGCAAGGACTGGCCCAACTATGGCGGTCGCGGCATTAAGGTTTGCGATCGTTGGCTAGAAAGCTTCGATGCATTTTACGCAGATATGGGTGCGCGGCCTGATGGTCACAGCATTGATCGCATAGACTGCGACGGGGACTATGAGCCGGGAAATTGCCGATGGGCAACCGGCAAGCAGCAGATGCAGAACGTGCGCCACAATGTCTTGGTGCAGTTGAATGGCGAAACCATTGCTCTGCGAGAAGCGTGTCGCCGCTTAAGCAAGGAGGCGGAATACAAGTTGATCTGGCAGCGTATGAAGCGCGGCAAGACATTCGAAGCGGCGGTTGCCTGAAAAGCATAGGCGGTGCTATGTGCCGCCCATGCGCATCCTCGCCGCCTTGTCCTTCGCAATCCTCGCCGCCTGTTCCGGGAAGCCACCGTGCGAAAACGACGTGCTCGCTTTCACGATGGCAAGCCAGATGGTCGAGGAGCGCACCGCGCCAAGCGGCAAGGTTGGCTCTATCAACGATTCTGAGATCACGCCCACCACCATTGATGGTCAGTGCGGTTTTACTGTGCGCGGCCACGTCGATGGGCAGAACGCTTTCGGCGGCCCGGTTCGCCAGCGGTTCCGCGCGACCGTCGTGCCTGACGCGAGCGGCAATGAGTGGTCCATGAGAGATTTTACCCTCCTACCCTAACCAGCGGCGGGAATAGCCCGCCCGCACCCGCCCTATCGCGGGTGCCATGCTGTTCGCAGACCACCTCGTGCTCGACGCACCCAAGCGCTTGACTGGCGGGGCCATGGCTGTTCGCGCCCGTGTCGCGCGCACTGGCGTTTATGAATATGCGGGCCGCGAAGTCGACCCGGACAACAAGCATGGCCTACGCGACAAGGGTCTGGTGCATGTGCTGCGTGACGAGGCCACCGTCTTTGACGACCGCGCCGTTCGCAGCTTCATCGGCAAGCCCATCACCGACAACCACCCCGCCGAGCCTGTCACCGCCGATAACTGGCGCGACCACGCACGCGGGACCATCATGGGCGCGCTGCGCGATGGCGACTATCTCGCCTTCGATCTGCTGCTGACCGATGCCGCTGCGATCAAGGCGGTTGAAGGTGGCAAGCGCGAACTCTCGAACGGATATGCCGCAGACCTCGAGTTTGGCGCCTTCACCGCGCCGGACGGCACGGTTTGCGATGCGCGGCAGACCAGCGTTACCGGCAATCACGTTGCGATCGTCGATCGGGGCCGCGCCGGTTCCGAATGTGCGATCCGCGATGCCGCGATCTGCGATGCGCTGACTTCCGAAGGCCTCGTCCAACTCAAGAACCTAATCCACGACAAGAAGGAAACTGCCCCAATGAAAAAGATCGTTCTTGACGGTCTGCAGGTCGACCTGTCCGACGCTGATGCCGTTGCGGCAGCTTTCGACAAGCTGCAGACCAAAGCCACCGACGCCTCCAAGGCGCTCTCCGACGCGCAGGCTGCGCACGACAAGGCGCTCGCCACCAAGGATGCCGAGATCGACGATCTCAAGGCCAAGGTGATTGACCAGGCACAGATCGACGCGCTGGCGGATGCCAAGTCAGACGTGGTCGCGAAGGCCAAGGCCATAGTGGGCGATAAGCTGGGCGACACCAAGGGCAAGAGCGTGGCCGATGTGCGCCGCATGGCCCTCGACGCCGCCAAGATCGACTGCACCGACAAGTCGGACGACTATGTCGAGGCTCGCTTCGACGCGCTGACCGCCGATGCCAAGCCCGTTGTGCAGAACATCGCGCCGGCAAACACCAACCTCTCCGATGCCAAGGGCTCCGTTACCGCCCTGCGTTTCGCCCGATACTCGTAAGGAGCCGAGCCAATGCCCGTTCTTCAGAACAGCTACACTGAAAACCAACCGCTCGGTTACCCGGGCATGGTCGCCAACGGCGAAACCTCGAACCGCATCAGCCGCACCGTGGCCGACGCTGCCGGGATCGCCTTTGGCCGCCCGGTCTATCGCGGCTCGCAGGACCACACCTGCACTGCAACTGTCGGCACGCTTGCCACCTTTCTAGGCTTCACTGTTGCTACCTCGGCACAGGGCCTGGTCGCTGGGCAGGACGCTGACGAATACCAGCAGTACGACAACGCCACCATCATGACCTCGGGCGCCATGTTCGTGACCGTAGTCGGCAATGTCGTCGACGGCGCGGCCGTCACGATCGGTACGGGCGCAGGCGCTGCCGATGGCATCGGTTCGACCGCAGCCGACGCAACCCACATCGCCACGGGCTGGGTGTTTGACCAGACCATCACGGGCGGCGGCATCTGCCGCATCGTCAAGCGCTAAGGAGGCGTGAACCAATGAACGCGATCACCAATCTCTACGACAGCGCCTCCGGCATCAAGGATGCCGACCTGTTTATCGCCGCCGATGCGGATGTGAAGAAGGCTGTCATCTCTGCCTGGGCGCGCGACAACGCTCGTCATGCAGCAACCTTCGCGGACAAGACCGATGCGTTCTTCTCGAACGATCAGGTTGGTCTCGCCTTCCTGACGCCGCAGCTGCATCGCATCGAGGCCGAGGTCTACATGACCAAGTACCCCTCGTTCGACATCACGCCGTTCATGCCGGTGAACAGCGAAGGCGACATGTGGGATGTCGGCACGCTGGTCTATTCGATGGATAGCGTCGGCGCCGCTGAGTTCATGGGCGGTGGCGCATTCGATGTGCCTTACGCATCGACCACCATGACGCAGGCTACCCGCAACTTCCACCTCGCAGCCATCGGCTACGAATGGAACACGCAGGAATTGCAGCGCGCCGCAAAGCTAGGCCGTTCGCTGTCGGCCGACAAGGCGCAGGCGGCTGTGCAGTCTGCTGATCGCTTCATCTATGGCATTGCCATGACTGGCCAGAATGCCCGCGGTGAAAACGAGAAGGGCTGGACCGGGTTCGTCAACGACGCCAACGCCCCGGCTGCCAACGTGCTCAACGATGGCACTGGTGCTGCAACCACGTTCGCCAGCAAGACCCCGGACCAGATCCTGCGTGATCTGAATGAGGCGATCACGGCTGTCGAAATCGGCACCGTCGAAACCCACGTGGCCAACACGGTTGTTCTGCCGACCAGCGAATATAACCGCATCGCCACCACGCGCCTTGCGGATACGAGCGGCACGATCCTGTCGTTCCTGCAGGCCAACAACGTGGCGGGTCAGGGCCTCACCATCCTCAAGAGCCGCGCTCTTGAGACGGCGGGCGCCGGCGGCACCAAGCGCATGGTGGCTTACGACCGCAACGCGCAGGTGCTGCGCTTCCTGCTGCCCGGCCCGCATCAGTTCCTCCCTGCGTTCCAGAAGTCGAGCCTCGTCTACGAAGTTGCGGGCATCATGAACGTGGGCGGCCTGGATGTGCGCCTGCCCAAGGCTCTCGTCTATCGGGATGGAATCTAAGCCATGCCGCTGGGCAAGAACATCAGCACCGGCCCGCGCGGCGCATGGCAGGGGGCAACCCTTGTCATGGCCGAGCCGGGTCAGGTGATCGAAGCCGACGCATTCGAGCCGGAATGGTTTGAGGAAGTGGACGGAGCCGAGGAAGGCGAGCCGGAGGGCTTGGGCGACATGACCGTTGCCGAGCTTAAGGCGCTTGCCGACGGCGAAGGCATCGATCTGGGCGATGCTACGAAGAAGGCGGACATCATCTCTGCCATCGATCTAGCCCGCGAAGCGGCAGAATAAGGGGCGCCCGTCAGCGTCAGGGGAAGGGCCGCTTGGGAAACTGAGCGGCCCTTTTTGCTTACGGGCGGGAACGCGCCGCGCACCATCGGACAGGAGTAAGTCATGGCCACGCTCGCAGACTTTCGTATCCGCTACCCTGCCTTCGCCGCGGTGCCCGATGCCACCGCGAGCTATTGGCTCGATGAAGGCGTGCTGACCGTGGCGGCATGGAGGGAAACCGACCAAGAACGTGGATCGTTGGCCTATGCCGCGCATCGACTTGCCGAACAAGGCATGGGTGAGGGCGCGATTGCACAGGGGGTGACCAGCTTCAAATCCGGCACTTTCAGCGCCAGCATCAGCGACAGCGCGGCGATGCGAACCGGCTTCGGCGCAACGATTTATGGGCGTGAGTTTCTCGATCTGGCCCGCCGCAATTTTGCGGGGCCGCGAGTGGTCGTTATGCCGGGGGTTGCTGGCCTGTGAACCTTGCCCAGACCTTCGCCGGCATCGCCGCCGGGTTCAGCAGCGCCATGGGCGCGCCGTTCGTGGATGCGGTTGCCACGTGGACCGGTGATCCCGAGTATGACAACGGCGGGTCCATTGTGCTGCCCGGAGTTGCTGAAGAATATGACTGCAAGGCGCAATTCGATGCGCCGACGCAGGCAATGCGTGCCAGCGATGATTTCCTGCAAACCGATGTGCGTATCCTTGTGCTTGCCGCATCGATTGCCCGCCCGCTGGATACCTTCGCCCGTATCACTGTGGCATCGGGCGACAATGCCGGAACATGGAGCCTCATCAGTTGCCAGCGTGACGCTGCGGGCATCGGCTTCGATTGTCAGGGTAGGCGGATCAATGACGGGGCCTAGGGGTCTCGACAGGCATTTGCGGCGGCTGCGCAGGTTGCGGTCAGAGGTCGTGCGCGTGGCTGGCGCTGCGGTCTACGAGGCGGCGGACGATATTCGCGCTGAGGCATTCCGCTCGATCAGTGCCGGGTCCGTTTCGGGCGCCGGCCATGTGGCGTCCGCTCCGGGGGAACCGCCAAACCGCGACACTGGCGAATTGCAATCGAAGTTGAAAGTGGCTGAAACCGGTCCGCTCTCTGCTGAGGTCCGCAGTGAGTCCGCGCACGCGAAGCCGCTCGAGTTCGGCACCAGCAAGATGGTAGCCCGCCCTTATCTGCGCCCTGCCCGCGACAAGAATATCGACCGCGCTCAGGACCGCCTTGCGCAGCAGATCAATCGCCTCATCAGGAGTAGTGGTTAATGCCCATCATCACTCTGGCCTCACCGTGGGCATATCGCACACCGATCGTCACCACTGAATACCCGGCGGGTACGCACACGGTGAGCGATGCCGTGGCAGAGGCTGCGCTGATGCAAGAATCCGAGGCGGTCACCGAAGTCGAGTGGCCGACGCCCGAGCCACAACCCGAACAGGAGGCAGAAAATGGCCACCGGACTGCAACGCCTCGTGCGCCGCGCCGTGCTCGCAAAGCTGAAAGCTGATGCGGGTCTGACCGCGCTTGTCCCGGCCGCATCCATTTATCCGAACTCACCGGCTAGGGAGCCGACGTGGCCCTTTATCAAGCTGGGGGCGCTTACGACCCAGCGGCTTCGGGCGGCGTGCGTCACGGGCGGCACGGTGACAGTCGACATCCACGCGTTCGCTCGGGACCGGTTGGCGAACGGCGTGGCTATTGAAACGGCAGACGATCACGCTTCACGAATCGGCGCTGCTATCGAGACGGTTCTGGCCGACCAGCACCTCGCGCTTGAGGGCGGCTCGGACGCGAAACTGATGCTTGGTGATATCAGGTTGATACAAGACCTTGAACCCGATGCATATCATTGGTTCGCGCAGCTCACGGCGCGGGTTCTCGCCTAGACTTTTCTCGGTATAGTGCGGGCATGAATAAACCGGACCCGCACGCTCTGCCCATGATCCTCTTGGCTGAATTGCATCGCATCGGCATGTTCGATCATGGCAATCTTGCGAGTATAGCGCGCCGCTTGGAATTGGCTGGCGATGAAGATGCCGCAGCGCGGGTTCGATCCTTGCCGCTGTCCAACGCGCTTACGGACCCGGAGGCCATGCGAGCGAGCATCCATTGCATAAACGGCGGGAATGGCGACTTGGAATAGCACTTAGGCCCTTGCGCAAACCTGCGCGAAGGAGCCGCCTGTGAGCCTGCCCAAAGAAATTGACTTCGCCCTCATCAAGATGGGCGACGGTGAGACCCCCGAAGTTTTCACGGTCATCTGCGGTCTGCAGGACGCCACGGTGAACGAAACCGTGAACACCAACGACCGCTTCGTGCGCGATTGCGCCAAGCCGGGCGAAGTCCCCCAGCGCCGGGTGCAGGCAACTGGCAAGCAGACCGATATCACGGCAACCGGACTGACCAACGCGGATGAGATCGTGCGAGTGCGTGCCGCGCTCGGATTCAGCGCCAATTACAAGGTCGAATGCTACCAGCGCGATGGCACCGATGCCGGAACGCTGCTGGGCACGTATGCAGGCCCGTTCGTAATGACCTCCAAGAACCTCAACCTTACACTCGAAAGCCCCGGCAGTGCGGAAATCACGCTCGCCAGCGATGGCGCGGTGACCTACACCGAGGCGCCGTAATGAGCGAGGGCTGGGGCGGAGATTAGCCCGAT